CATCTCATGCGCCGCACCCTCGATGGAGACGCCGTAGACCTCGACCTCGGTCTCGACGTTGCCCGACTTGACCTTGACCTTCTCCACCGCGGGCGCTATGTCCAGCAATCCTACCATGCCTCTGTCCTCCAGTCTGTGTGTCTAGGTTCGCGCTGCGCGTTAGAAGGTCGGCTCCTCCGTGGGTAGCTCGCCCTCGTCCGCGATCTTGGTGACCGTGCCGAAGCGCTCGCCGACCGCGGCGACCTCGCCCTCGACCTCGATCGCGCCCCACTCGTCCGACAGGAAGTTGATCTCGCCGGACGGGATGATGTCGACCGCCGGGAAGACCACCTGGTAGCGAGGCCCGATCTCGTTGGTGCCGATGAACTTGACCTGGCAGTGCACCGCGTTCTCGGTGAAGATGCCGAACTCGTCGTTCCCGGCGGTGTTGGCTTCGACGACGCCAAGCAGCGCCAGGGCCAAGTTGGCCGCGGTCCACTCCTCCATCGTCATCTTGAGCGTGCCCTTCTTCGAGATGATGACCGTTCGGTCGCGCGTCTTGACGCCGGTCATCGAGCTGAAATGTTCCAGCTTCTCGAGTTCGGGGGTGAAGGCGAACGTGGTGACGTTGCCGACGTGGCGCCAGTTGGCGCCGTCGTCTAGGCTGACGGCGATCTTGCCCTTGCCGATGGCATAATTTTCGATGTTCGGTGAAGCAGGCATTGGTCGAGTTCCCCTCTTTACAGAGCGTTCGGTCGCAGCACGTATGCGAGCGAGAAGCTGAGACCAGCCTCGCCCTCAATCGTCCGCCCCGACGCCAAGCCGGTGGCCATCCCTTCGTATCTTATGTCGCCTTGGTACGTTAGCGAAACCAGCGTGGGATCGTTCGTCACCGCTTTTATGACCTTCGCGCGCCATACGTTTAGCGCGCTGCCCACGTCGGGCGACTTGGCGCCCAGGAGGATGAACACCTCAGGCGTCATTCGCATGATGATCGGCCCGTTGGCGGGCCGGTTGCGGCCGAAGCCGCCCTCGTCTGCGCTCTCGTCTCCGTCCAGCAGGATGAACGCCGGGCGCCTGCGCTCCGGGAGGTCTATCTCGTTGCGCACGGCGTTCTCGTTCTTGAATAGCGCCTTGCCCACCGCTAGCAGTGCGACCAGTATGGCCTCGCGCTTGTCCTCAACCATCAGCGCCCCCTGCCTCGCGACCTGCCGCGGCGAACCCGATGACCACTCTCCACAATCGGTTCGGTCGGCGGTTCGGTCGGCGGTTCGGTCGGCGGTTCGGTCGGCGGTTCAGCGGCTTCGGAGGTAAGCATGGCGGCGCCGACCATTGTCGTGCGCGCTACCCCGTCCAGCGTGTAGAACCCCGGCTCGGCCGCAGAATCTACCGCGACTATGGTCCCGGCCATCGGTTAGCTCAGTTCTATGTACGGGTCGACATAGTACGTGGTCGAGGGCTTGGCCGCCTTGACCGTGGCGTACAAATTTCCTGCGATCTGCGGCTGTGGGCTGGTCAGGGTAACAACCATCTTGAACCGGCAGCCTGCCCTAAAGGTGGCAGCGCCGTCTGTGATGCTGTCTCCGTCCACGGCCGTGGCGTACCCGGCAGGCTCCGAACCCGCGGTCTCGCCCGCCGTGGTGCAGAAGAACAGGCGTCCCGGGTTGCTAGCTAGCTTGATCGAGTCACCCAGGGCGTACGTTGTGATATTCGCCCGCGCAGACGCGACTCCGTCCCACGCCGATGTGTCGGCGGCCAATGCAGCGGCCGAGGCCAGCGCGTCCGCCTTCTTCGTGGTCTTGAGCGAACCTAGCGGGCTATCCGCCGCGCCGAGGTAATCGACGTTGATCCACAACTCGTCGTCGTTCGGGACCGCGGCAGCGTTTATGATGCCATAGATTGTGGCCACCACATCGGCCGCGACCGCGCCGTTCCAGCGGCCTACCGGAAATGTCCAGAACGGCCGTCCAAACTGTACGTTAGCGGTGGTGACGATCTTCCACGCCAGCAGCGTGACGTCGTCCTCCGCCCCGCCAGTGCGTACCGCAGTCAGCTCGGTAGTTAGCGCACCGTCGTAGTCGTACAGCTCCGACCGGACGTTCACCCCCGCGCTGCCAGAGCGCAGTAGCCTGACGCGGGTGGGCATGGTGAATCCGCTCATGGCCGATATTATCGTCACGCTGGACGGCAGCTTGCAGTCCTGTATCGTGAGGTCGACCATGGTTTCGTTGCTATTCGGGTGGACCAGCTTGGTCCCGGACAGGAACGACAAGTCTAGGTTCTTCCACAGGAAGGAGCCGTCTACGGACGACGCGCAGTAGAAGAAGTTGGTAGGCACCGATCCGGAGGCGTCGATAGCCGACGGCGTGTCGCACCAGATTACCTTGCCCTGCATGTTAAGGCCCTGGCCTACGGCGACGAACTTCAGCGTGCAGTTCTTCAGCTCTACCGTGGACTCAAACCGGCCGAACTTGATCGCGCCCCCGGTGGTGCCGGGGCCCATCTTGAACGCGCAGTTCTCGAAGTACATCTCGCGGTTATTCTGCGAGGTCTCAAGCGTCGGGCTGCCGGAGGTTCCGACGCTGAAAGTGATGCCGTAGATCAGCTTGAAGAAGCCGTTCAGCGAGAGGCCGTTGCCGCCGGTGGTGGAGATGGTCGCGGTGGTCAGCAAGTCGGCCGAGACCGGCGGCACGCTGCCCGCCACGTCCACGCAGATCATCCGGTTAGGCGACGCGCGCGAGCCCTGCGAGTTCCACGATAGGGCCGATGCCTGGGTCTCGGCGTGGTCGCTGCCGACGTAGATGGTCTGACCGACGCCGCTGGCCCAGTTAAAGGTCAGGATTAGCCCTGCTCGGGCACCGGGGGCGGCCCAGTTCCCGAACGAGGTTCCGAGGTAGACCCATGTTGCGCCGTTGTCTACCGTGGTGTTGCCCACCGCGCCGACGTCCCACGATGGCTCGCTCGCGCCTACGGTCCCTGAGACCGAGCAGATGAATATATGCGTCCCCGCCGCGTCCTTTACGACGTGGCCGAGCGACGCGTTGGTGTTTACCGCGCGCGAGGCGACCCAGTTCGGCGTGTTGGTCAGGTCGCCGTTTATGGCAGCGAGTCCGGTGCACTCCTGCCACACTATGTCGTTGTCGGTGATCTTGACCCCGCGCGTGAACGTGGTCAGCGGGTCGGACCCTCCCCCGGTTGTGCCTGCGTTCAGTGCTACCCATACACGCTCGTTGCCGACCGAGGGCGTACCGCTCTGACGTATCAGCGCGCCAGCGGCTTTGGCCTGCCCCGTCGCCCACGCCGTGATAGCGGCGTATTTAGCCGAGGAGACGTACCAGGTTGTGTTACCGCCGAAGGCCATGATTTCGTCTCCCTGCAACCGTTGGAGCAGTCTTCGCAACAAGGCTATGAGCCATCTGATTACCCCATCTCTCTTAGCCTAGCGCCAGAAGCACCCGCCTTACCAGCAAGCTACCAACGACTGCGCAGTAGTGTCGGTAGTACCGTCTTCTGTGGTGCCCGTAGCCATCACGCGACGCACCAGCACCGGCAGGACGTCGCCCGCGGCCATGTTCTTGAAGGTGATAGCAGTCGGAAGCTCGGTCGGCCCCTCGACTTCCTCGGTCAGATCGGATTTGCCTGCCGGGACTATAGTCACGTCGCCCGCCACGCCAACGTATATGGTCGAGGCTTGCTCCAGATCGGTGTCGTCGTCTGGCGTGACCGGCGCTGCGAATCGGGCGGGCGCCGTTGCGATGGCGGCCGCGATCAGTTCGTCCCTCATATCGTGCTTCCCTCTGTGGGCTCCTCGGGCGCCTGGCCCTGGAGGATTAGATAGAACTCGCCCTTGCTCTCGCCCGTCGGAGCAGGCTTCGCAAGATAGCTGGTTATGTCGAAGGTGAAACCGTTGAACTCGATCAGGCCGCCGTCCAGCCAGGTGGGTGAGATGCCCTTCTCGGCCAGCTCCGAGGCCCGGACCGCTGCGACCGGCTTTATCGTCTGGACGTTGACGTCGTTGCTCTCGCTGACGTCCTCGCCGACCGTCTTGTCTATGACCGTGACGTCAATCGGCTCGGCCATGCCCCTCGGGAGTAGCTGCGCGGGCACTCCCAGCGTGGAGTATATCGGTCCGTAGAGGATCGCATCGTAGTCCATCAGCCCGCCCCCGCCTGGACATGATGCCAGCAATCGCCGCTCTTGAACTCCTCCATTCCCCACTGCTTCCAGGCCAACGCCTTGGCCCACTTCTGCCTGTCCGGTGTTATTTCGTCTGCTACCCTGTGTCCGGTCACGTCCCAGGCCATGCTGCCCTGGTCCATGGCGACCGTCGGCACCCCTGCCAGGACCGAGTCCACGGCCGAGTTGGAATTGAAGGTCACGACGCGGCGAGCGCCGGCCATGGCCGCCTCCAGCGTCCCTCCCAGGTTTGGAGCGCCCGGAACACGCTGCGGCATCATCCTGCGCCGGACCTCGTCCGGGTGCTGCCTGAAGAAGACCTCGTGCCGCTTCGCTCTGAGTTCTTCGGCGGCTTTGGCGTACCATGCCAGGGTGTCTACGCCACGCACGGCGAAGTCCGTCCGAACCTGTCCCATTATTAGTACGTAGCCCTGGCTCGGCCCTTGCCACGACCTCATGAGGTTAACGAAGTTCTGCTCCCACCTGGAGCCGTCGTCGAGCGGCCCGTGGAAGACGCCGCGACCGTTCAGGCCGCCGCCGAAGCTGACGGAGGTCCAGGCGAACCGGTCGCCGACGTACCCGCGCTCCAGTACGCAGACGCGGCCGCCGCGCGCTAGCTGCGCGTTGATGACGCTCTGCTGTCTGGCGCTCCACACTACCAGCAGGTCGCACTCTCCGGACGCGGCGCTCAGTTGCGCGTTCCAGCCATGCCTGCGCATGCCCTCCGCGAACAGGTTGCCCCACGAGTGCTGGTGGTTCTGCGACGCGCCGCGGGCGACGATCACGGCGGTGCGCTGGCTCACAGCGTCACCTTGTAGGCTTCGGAGACGTAGTGCCGGTCGCCCTTGATCCACTCCACCGGCGCGGGCGCGAACCAGGCCTTCAGGGACTCGTGCCACTCCGCGTAGGTCCGGATGTTTATGTGCAGGTTGTCGCCAGCCGCGTTCAGGGACGGCCTGTTGTTCGCGGTGAGCACCACGAACCTGCTGGCGACGCGCGTCATCTCGCGGCACGCCGCCTCGTCGTCTGGTCGCACCAGGTGTTCGATCACGTCGAACATCGTGACCACCTCGAACGACTTATCTGCGAAGGGCAGCTTGTGCACCTCGGCGTAGACCACGCGCTCCGGGACCAGCAGCTTGCCTACGATCTCCGTGCCCATCACGCGCCCGAAGCCCAGGCGCTCGGCCGCGCGGAGCATCTCGCTGTTCCCGCAGGAGACGTCCAGGTAGGAACCCCTGCACGGCAGCGCCCGGAGGTCGTTGACCGCGTCCTTCCAGCGCTCGCGCTTCATCCTGTACTTGGGTTTCGTGTAGGCCCTGTCGTACTTCACGAACTCGGCCCGGCGTTGTTCCTCTTGGGTGCTCACGTCGCGTCCTCCAGTCTACTGACTACGGGCCACCAGTCGATTCGCGTCGTAGGGCTGACGACGACCACCTCTATGCCCTTCGACCTTAGTATTCCCGCCGTGGCCTTGAGCGCGGGCAGTTGTCTGTTCCAGGAGCCGTTGCCGGGCTTGTTCTCCCACTCGTGCGGCTCGTGGTGGTGCGTCGCGCCCTGCGGCTCTGCCTTCGTCGGCGCCCCGCGCTGCATGTCTAGCGCCACCAGGACCAGCCTGGCCGCGCCGAGGTGCATGGCGAAGTTTATGGCGGCTTGCGTGGTGGTGAGTTGAACTATCGCTTCGTCCGGCTTGTCGCTTAGGTGCGGCGGCGGGACACGCCTGCGCAGCCTGAGTAGCTCGCCGGGCTTGCCCTCGGCCTGGCTGGAGACCGCTACGACCTTGCCCTGGAAGCAGTTCCGGATCCGTTCCTGGTGCTTCCGCCACCACCGCGCGTCGGCGAATATCAGGTAGTCCGCCCATGGCACCTTGCCGTACGAGCTGTTTATGACGATGACGCGCTTGCCGCGCAGTAGCTCCGGGTTGAGGCTGTCGAAGCTGGGCCCGCCGCAGACGATGTAGCAGGTCTCGCCCTTCCAGACGGGCGTAACGGTCGTGTAGTCGGTGAAGCGCTTGCGCATGCGTGACGCCCAATAAGCGATCGGGGCCGCCGTGAGGCAGCCCCGACCGTATGGTGTAGGAGGCTAGGGCAGGAACCCTTACTGCTTCTTCGCCTTCATGAGCGTCCTCGGGCGCAGGCACAGCGGCAGCGGATTCGTCTGCGTGTGCAGGTCCACGAAGCGATTGAACTTCGGGTCCGGCGCGATCTTCGCGTACCGCGGCAGGCCGACGGTGTTGACCGTCTCCATGAAGTCAGCGGGCGCGTAGTATTCGGCGAACAGGCCCGGCACGCCGGTCCAGAAGAACTTCGCCTTCGCGGCCGCGATCGCGACCGTGGAGTTGTCGTCCGTGCCCTGGTAGTTCTCGAAGAAGATGCCCCCGAACTCGAACACGCCGTGCACGTAGCTCTCGCCCAGGCGTCGCTCGGCGGCCGCGTAGCCGTCGTAGACGCCCTTGACGTTGGCGTGGCTGATGAGCGCGTCGAAGAAGTCGTCGGAGCATAGCGCCCAGACCTTCGCCGTCGCCGGGATCACCGTCTTCGCGTTGCGCTTCATGGTGCGTATGACGCCCGCGCACTTTCCGCGCACGTCGGTCGTGGACGTGCTGAGCGCGAAGTCCACCTCGGCCTCCTGAGACACGCCGAACAGCGTGAACAGGTTGGTTAGCGTGGAGCCGTCCGCGTCCAGGATGACGCCCTGCACCGCGCCGAGGCGATGGTATTCCAGGGTGAGGTCGAGGCGCCGCGCCATCTTCTGGAGCTGACCGTTTACGACGGCCGTCACTCCGCGGAGCTGGTCGGTGCTGCCGAACTCGCGCACGCCTTGGATTTGATGCGCGCCGATCGTGTCCTCGATCTTGATCTGCGGGATCGAGACCGGCCGGATATTCCCCTTGTCCTGCACTTCCTTGGGCGCAGGCCCACCGCGCGGCGAGGTCTGGACCAGCGTGAGGCCCTGACCGCGTTGCTCGATGCTGACCGTGAGGCTGTTCACCCCTTCGGCCACGCCCGCGAACGCTAGCTCGCCGATGCGACCCGGGACGAAGTCGAGGTTGTTGATGGCCGCCGTCAGGCTGACGAGCGAGAAGGCGTCATCGTTGAAGATGTCCATGTGGTTCATTGCGATCACGCCCCCTTAGCGTGCTTGAAACGGTTGGTTGCGCCTGTCTAGCGTCCCTGGATGACTTAGCGAGCGACGATGAAGTTCGAGACCTTGAGCGCAGCGAGTGCCGCCGCCTTGTTGGTCTCGGCCGTGTCGTCGTCCTGCGCCTGGACCAGCGCTTCCTTCACGGTGGCCAGCCGGGCGATGTACACGCCGCCCGCCAGGTCGCCGTCCGTTGCGTCGTATGCGCCATAGCTGATGCCGACCGCTTCCTGGTCGGTGGCGCCGGTGAAGGCGACGATCTTGCTCGCAGCGAGTGCGATGAGGTCGCCGTCGGCGAGCACTTCGCCCGAGGCCACGACGGCGACTTCGCGCGAAATATCGTCCGCGCCTTCGCCGGTGAGGAACTCGCCCTTGTGTTGGACTTCCGTAGCAACCATGGTACTTCCCCTCTTGGGACTTCGGGGCGTCCCTCACCCGTATCGGTTATCTGTCTTTTCTAGCGGCTCTCGCCCCTAGTGTTAACCCTCGTGGGCAGCGACCTTAGGCCGCCGCTGCCCGCTTGCCCTTCGACGCGTTCAGGCGCGCGTAGATCGCCGTGGTGTCGATCGCCACGACCTTCTCGTTGCCGGTGCGGTTGCGGCCGGTGACTTCGTCCTTGCCAGCCTTCTCGGCCGCTTCGTCGGCTTCCGCCTCCAGCGCCGCGGTGACGGATTCGACCGTCATCTTGGCGTCGGCGATGAAGGCGTCGGCCTTAGCGGGCTTGCCGGCCAGCTTGCACACGGCCTTGATGCCCGTGACGCGGGCGGCCGCTTCGGCGAGCACGCGCTTGGTCGTTTGCTCGGTGGTCTCGCCGTTCTCGGCCGCCTTGCGGGCGACCTCGGCTTCGGCGTCGAGCTGTTCCTGGGTCTTCTCGGTCATTTGGCTTCCCCTCGTGGTTGGTGCCTTCCGCCCGACCGCGGCCGGGGCGTCCTTGAATTTCGTGAGGTCGAACTTGTGCAGCGCCGCGACCTTCAGCGGCTCCTCGACGCTGTCCGCGAATCCGAGACTGACCGCCTCCTCCGCTGACAGCCAGGTCTCGTCCGTCATGAGCCCCGCGACCTCGTCGGCGTCCAGGCCCGACTTCCCGGTGTATGCGGCGACGATGCCGCGCTTCAGATTGTCGAGCACCTTTGCGAACGAACGCAGGTCCTTGCTGTCGCCCACGATGATGCCGACCGGGTCGTGGATCATCATCATCGCGTTGAGCGGCATCGCGACCGTGTCGCCGACCATGGCGATGACGCTCGCCATCGAGGCGGCTAGGCCGTCGATCGTGACGTTGATCGTGGCCGGGTGCCGTTGCAGCATGTTGAAGATTGCGAAGCCCTGCGCGGTGTCCCCGCCGGGCGAGTTGATGCGCAGCGAGATGGTCCGCACGTCGCCGAGCGCTCGCAGCTTTTCGTGGAAGTCCCGCGAGGTAATGCCGAAGGCGCCGATCTCGTCGTAGATGACGATCTCTGCGCCGCTGTTGCCCAACGCCTTGGCGCTAAACCAGGTCCTCGCTGCGGACTTCGACATGCGTCCCCCTTACTTGCCCTTGCGCTTCCGCGCCCGCGCCTTTGCCTTCTTCGGCGGTGCGGGCGGCTCGGTCGGCGCCTCTGCGTCTTCGGTGGCCACTTC